TGACCTTTTTCTGCACCGAAGATGGCGTTGTTTATGTATTCATCGTCCTCGCAACCGACGAACATTTTGTCGTATAAAAATGTATCAAACTTCTTGACTGCTTCAATGTCTATGTCGCAGTATATTCCTCCTGTTTCAAAAATGCGCTGGCATCGCGCGTAGTGGCCAGCCAGCACGTATTTTCCTTTGGAGATAGCTTCATCCACCCACTTGTTGCGTGGGCAGTTCTCTAGCGTGATCGCTTTGATTTCATATTCCGGCATCAGCTTTTTCCATCCCTCTACATATTTGCGATATTGTTCAGGAAATGGCTTGTCGCTGACCCATGTGTAGTAAATTATTTTTGGAATCATAAGTTTTGATATATTACTTTTCCTTTCTCGCGCTCGTATCTGCACACTTCTGCGCGTCTGAAGCTATTGACCACTTGCTTCTTGTCCGTTATTTCCTGTCGGCGAAATTTACCAATCTCATCATATCTGTGATCTCGTTTCTTGTTGTGGTGTTTCTTTTTTGTTTTTCTGCATGCAGGACACTTCGCGACTGTTTCTGTGTTGAAGTATGATCCGCAATGCTCGCATTGCTTTGTCATATGCTCATCCAGTCTATATCATTATTTGCTTCATCTTTTTTTGCGCGCTCCCACTTCATGTCGTTTTCAAAGATGTCATCGGTTGTGCGCTTCTCTTTGAACTCGGCGCGCTTTTCACTAAATATATCATGAATGTCCATCAACCCATAGCGTGTTTCATCTCCACAGTGATCTTCTCCTTTGCTGTCCACATCCTCTATGCGGACCGAGTCATACACCAGCGCCGGTATGGTTCTGATGTGGTTTACGCAGGTATTGAAAAATATCAGTTTGCTTGTCAATTCTCCTTCGAATCGGAACGGCTTGATGTATTCTCGCATGATGCGCCATCCGTTGATGCGGTCATTGTTTCCTCGTCTGAAGTTCAGCCATCCATTGGTTGCGTCTGACATAATTTCTGCGCCGGATTTCTCTTCGTCGTTCTCGCCCTTCTTTGCGAATATGGCAGGGTCTGCAATTTGATTGCCTTCGTATTCTTTGCGCAGATGTTCGGGAGTCATTCGGTATATCTCTTTGGCCAGTTTGGAATATGTGTATCCTGTCACGTATAGTTCTCGCTCCACGTATACTCGCCCAACTTCATCAAGGAACGCCCACGCCACGGCTGACGGCGCTGTGTATCCATAGTCCATCCAAATAAATCGCATGTAGTGGTCAGGAACTTTGAACGGCTTGCAGGTATTGTACGTCCTGCTCCATTCCTCGAAATACTGTCCTTCAAACGTATCCCAGTCGCCATCTCGGAATGCCTTTCGCAATTTTTCAGGCATTGAATTGAGCATCTGTTCGTATTCAGGGTTTTTGATCACATTGTCATCGTACTTGGCCGGCACGTATGCGAATTGCTCTTGCTCTACTTCGTTCGCGTCGTATATCAGGTCCATGAACAATTTCTTTACCCACGCGTGTCCTATGCCCCCAGGATTTGTTCCACCAATGAATTTGCAGTCAGGTATATGCCTTTGGGTCTTTTGGTCGGTCCAGCGCAAACGTCGGCGCAGCACTGTGAAGATATCCTCTTTGTTTTTGGTCAGCTCATCCACTCCGATTGCTGCGAACTCAGCAGAATCATATTTTTGTGGATTGTCAAGGTTGAGAAACATCAGGATGCCTCCGCCATATTGGTCATCCAGTATAAAACAATTCCCATAGTCTTTGTGGTCGGCGTGGCGAGTTCCCATCCATTTTGGAAATTCTGCCGCTATTTTGGATAGTTGTCTTTGCTTCAGCGTTGGGTAGTCTTCGCAAAATAATCCAGCCTGTACTTTCTTGAATCCGTATTTTTGAAAATAATAGATCAGCAATCCGATCAGCGCCCATCGGAGCAGATAACTTTTCCCGCCATACATCGCTCCTCCGTATAGCGTGTACTTTTTTTTGGCGACAGTTTCAAGAGCGAGCTTTTGCTTGTCGCTTGGCTTCATCATCCCCATCAAATCAATTTTTTCGTTTTCTTCATTCTTCATCTATGGGAAACATATTTTGAACGAGGCTCGGTTTGGTGACTTCAATCTCTTTTTTCTCTTTGAATTCATCAGGAGCTTTTCTTTCAAGATATTTGAATGCTAAATTTGAATCAGTTCCTATGCCTGTGAACACTGTGGCGCGCGCTCTTAACACCGGATTTGCCCTAAAATCCTCAAAAATTGCGGAAAACTCAGGATGCACACTCAGGAAATAATCATATTGATCTCTTGTGATTCCTGCCAATAAACGCAATTCTGCAGGCTTACAGTCCATTTTCAGCCCTTGCACGAGTTTTACTACCTTCTCTCTGTCCATCCACCATGCATTGGCGCTTTTCCTTACGTTCAAATCACCGAAGTTTTTGTCCTCGATGGTATATGCTATCTTTAGTTCCTTTGGTTCTTTTACCTTGGGTTTGCGAATCTTCTTGATCGCTGGTTTCTTAGTAGCCATTGCTTTGATTGCGCTCTCTTGAAGAATCCTTTCATTCTTCTTTTTCCGGCGCGATTACTATTATTGAATTGGTCATTGATTTCTCTTGCGAGTTTCTCTTCTTTGTTCAGGAATATCTTTGGAATCCTTATCCATCTTCTTATTTTGAGATATGCCAGCAAAATTATCAGCTTGATTATTTTTTTCATATAGTTTTCTTAATCGATATCCCCATAGTCCCTTCCACCACTATACTTGGCATGGTGTCCAAGACCATGATTTAAGTGATGGCGGACACTATGGGGATATTTATAAGCTGACTATGCTTCTTGAACAGGTCCTGTTGACATTGTTCCTGCTGCAGGTCCTTCAACAGCATTTCCAGCAAATCCAAATCCTTCAGACGTCCCTTCGCTATCACCCTCTCCGGGTGCTTCACTTTCTTGTACTTCTTCCGCAGACACTTCGCCTGTGGTTTCAGCACCAGACTCTTCAGGTTTTGATTCCTCGCCAGCGTTCTGTTCTTCTTCAACCTTTTCTTCTTCAGCTGGTTTTTGTTCAGCAACGATATTTTTGATATCCTCGGCTGTTCGGACGATTTCCTGCTCTCCGTGAATTTCACGAATTTCAGTAGTCGCTGGAGTCAATGCTTCAAAACATTCTCCGGCTGTTTCAAATTCTTGTACGCTTGTTACTTTAAACATAATAACACCACCTTCCTAGATTTTAATTTTTATATCTATTCTGCCACTTTTTCTTCTAGTGCCGCTTTGAAGTTCACGTCATTGATCAGGTTTTCAAATCGGTTCTTTTCCAATATCATATCGATCCGTGCTTCGTGAGTTTTGTACTTCCTGAAAATCTCTTGTCCATACGCTCTCATGAACCAGTCTTGAAGTACGAATCCATTTGCTTCGGCTTTGGCCACTTGGGCCAGCAGTTCTTCTTTATTCATTTGGTTTAGTCTTTTTAATGATTACACTTGCCTCCGCGGTCAGTATCTGATTGCCCATCGCGAATGCGTTGCGCAGCGCGCATTTCAGCACCTTGGCTGGGTCAATGATTCCTGATTCGTAGAAATCCTCCCATTGCTGGGTAATGACGTTATATCCTCCGATTGCTTCAAGCATCTTTCCCTTAACTTTGGCGGCCACATCGTCGTATTTTTCGTCCGCGTTGATGAGTATTTGCCTGAATGGTGCTTGGATGACTCTTTCGACCAATTCGTGCGCCTCGCGCTGAATTTCGCTCTTGTTGTCCTGCTCACTCATCTGCAGAGATATCTTCATCAGAGTGATTCCTCCTCCCTCTACAATTCCTTCGTCCATTGCGGACCGGACGGCATTGAGTGCATCCTCTAGTTTCAGTTTCTTTTCTTTGGTTTCCTGATCGTTCTCTCCTCCGACCTTGATTACGGACACTCCGCCGGTAAGTTTGGCTATGCGCTGCACGATGTATTGTTTTTCGTAGTCGCTTTCCACGATTTCCAGTTGGCTTTTCAATTCTACCACCTTTTCGTCTATCTCTGTTTGGTCCACCTTTCCATCGGTTACAATCGTATTGTATTTTGACACCACCACTCTTCCGGCTTCTCCCAGTACATCCAGCGAAAGCTTCTTTTGGTTTTCTTCGCTTATGATCTGCGCACCGGTAACTGTTTCAATATCATCCATATTGCGCGTTTTTACCACCACTGTCGTGAAGATTCCTTGCAGTTTATTGGCCACCAAAAATCCAGCTACCTCATCGGTAATGTCCTCGCAGAAAATTACCAGCCACGACTTATTGGCGCGCTTCAGTTCCTGCAAAAAGTCCAGCATTTCTTGGACCGAGTCCAATCTTTTCTTTGTCAGAAGAACTGGTGCATTTTTGATTTCAGCTTTCAGGTTTTCTTTGTTGGTCATCATCAGTGGTGTGATATATCCGTCATCAATCTTGATTCCGTTCACTACCTCCGACTTTATTTCAGGAACGCGTGAGTCCTCAACACTGATTACTCCGTCCTTACCAATCTTTGCGATAAGTTCCGAGATGGTTTTTGCTATTTCCTCATCCAGCGCCGAGTTTTTGGCTATCTTCAAAATATCTCCTTCCTGCAAATCTTTCTTCACTTTGTCGATTTTGTCGATGACGTATTCTATTTGCTTTTTGATTTCCTCGCGGAGTCCACGACTGTCCTTGGTTTTGATTTTTGACATTTCATTCAGGTATGCCTGAAGAAGCACGATGGTCGTGGTTGTTCCGTCGCCGGCTTCGTCATTGGTTTTCTCAGCCGCTTGTTTGGCCAGCGTTGCTCCGGTGTTTTGCACTTCATCTTCCAATTCAACCTCACGCGCTATTGATACACCATCATTGATGATCTGAACGTTTTGATATCCGTTGTTGATGATGACGTTTTTGCCTTTTCCTCCAAGAGTCACTTTGACCACGTCTGCCAGCATGTCAACGCCTTTTTTGATTTCGTCCTTGGTTGTAGAGAGTAGGATGTGTTTCATTTCTTTTTTATGATTATAAATTATTGAAATTATATGCTCTCAGCTGGCCATCGCTCTCCAACGTGGCCAACCCAGTCCGTCGCGCGTACCGGATCGTAAAAGGTGCTGGGTGAAAATCCTCCGATCTCTCAGAGGCAAAAAACCAGCTGAGAGACTACAATTTCTTTGGTTGCTTTTTAGTGTACTTACTCCACCTGTATAAAATAACATCAACGAATCGCTCGTCCATTTCCATTACGTATGCGTTGCGTCCAAGTTTCTCGCAAGCCATCAGTTGTGATCCGCTTCCTCCAAATAAATCCATAACATTGTCTTTGAATTTAGAGCTGTTTTTTATTGCCTTCATCACGAGCCAATCAGGCTTTTCCGTTGGGTGTACGTATTTTCCAGTTTCGCGTTTGTCCACCTCCCACACGTCATAGTCTGTGCGGTCGCCATAGAATGCATGCTTTCCCTTTTTCCATCCGTAGATTATTGCCTTTCCTTTCTTTTTTGGTTTTGGAAGTTTTTTTCCTTTGATGATCTGTTCATGTTTATGTGGGTATTCAAGCGTGTGGATTCCGGCCATATTTTTCACCCAAATAATAACCTCACTGATGTGGATGCTTGTTTCACGCATTTTTTGTATGAAGGTTGAAAAACTTTGCCACCCAGTACAGATATACATTACCCCCCCCCTGTCGCGTAGATTCCCACAGGCGCAAGAAAACATGCCCCATAAAGTCTGAGAATGCGTCCTCACTCATGTGGTCGTTTTTGATTTTTCCAAGAGCGTCATCGCTTGATTCGTAATTCACATTGTACGGAGGATCGGTCCATATCATATCCATCAGTTTTCCTCCGGTTAGTTTTTTCACATCATCTTCGCTGGTGCTGTCGCCACACATCAAGCGGTGATTTCCAAGCTCATACACATCGCCACGCTTTGCTTTGGCTGGTGCTTTTTCCAAGAGTTGCTCCACTGTTTCTTCTTCGTCATCTTCGATGTATTGGTCTAGAATTTTGCTGACTTCTTTTTCATCAAACCCTGTAAAATCCAGTGTTTCATCCACGCGCAAATCATTAATGACCTCAAATAATTTCTCGCTATCCCATTCTCCGCTGATTCTATTAAGAGCTAGGTTGAGCGCTTTTTCTTCTTTTTTTGTGATATCTATTTGCAAAACTGGGACTGTGTAGTTTCCCATTTCTTTCCACGCTCGGATGCGCTGGTGTCCTCCGATCACAGTCCTGTCTTTATTAACGACAATCGGCTGCACGAATCCAAATCGTTCAAGCGACTTTTTAAGATTAGCTAAATCTTTATCCGATATTTTTCGCGGATTGTATGTGGCGAGTTTAAGTTGTGTGATTTTTAGATCGCTAGTTTTCATGGATGATTCCCAAGATGTCTGCTTGGTTGATTAAGAGATATTCTCCCACTGCAGTTCCGGTATGATATTTTGCGTATGCCACTTTTTGTCCTTCTTCAATTTCCTCAACGCGTCCGCCAATACCTTCGACTGTTCCGTAGAGCGCCGGTCGCTCCGATCCTTCGGGAATAACAAAACCACCTTCGGTTTTTTCTGTTATTTTTTCAGGTTTTAACAATACATTTTCGCCGATTGGAGTGATTTTTTGCATAAGTTTTTTTGATATATTTTAATTTTACCAACAAGCCATTTTTTTGTCAACAAGTCAATTTATGCACTCATTGTCATTTGGGTTATTTCTGCACTCATCTGCTTTGTCAGACTTTTCCTCGTCGCTGTGTTTTTTGCCTGAATAAAGTTTGCGATTGGGATGTAGTGAAAGTCCTTTGATAGGCGTGGAACATACCAGCAAATTACCACGTATGCCGGCTGATTCTTCAAGAAGAAGCAATCAAACGGCTTCGGCTTCGTGAAGCGCATATTTTGCTGCCACGACACTGGTGAGTCGCTTATTTTGTGATATATGCCATCATCTCCTGAAGCTTGGCACAGCGCCTCAATTTGATGCTCACGGACCGAATCAAAAGCGATGCTCGTTCCCTTGGCCAGTTTCAATTCAAAAAAACCCACCTGTTTGTTTTTGTTTTTGAACACTACTTGGATGTCCTTTTCTTTCATATTTGTAATCTTTATATTTGTTTAATTGGAGCATTATCTGCATCCAGTTAGCGCGCGAGTATTTTTTCAGGTCGTCATGCGTTGCGCGCTGCAAGGATAGGTATTGCACAAATTCTCTCAGTTCCCGAAAATTGTGCACACTTTGGTATTCACTGTACGCACTATGCTCACTTTCCAATAATGGCATAATTGCCCATTTTTCATTTATCTGCTTTCCAGCGTATATCCAGCAATGATGCCACACGATCCGATCTCTCGGTTGCGCCGGTTTCCCTGAGAGACAGGAGCGGCGGTAGTATCCGTCGCTCTCCATCTCTTTTTTTAGCGCGTAGTCTATAGGCCTCATTCTTCGTCGTTGCCTAGATCGTGTCTGCAGTCCGCACACAGGATTTCAGGGTCGCCGTAGCATTGAAAGTTGTTGTAATAAACTGTTGTTTCTCGTCCGCAGTTGTCACAGAGAACTTTGACTTTCATTTTTTTGTTAGCTTACCTTTTTAAATTTCACTGTCCAGATCGGCTCGTATTCATTGTCGTATTGATCCTTGACCGACACTGTTTCTCCCTTCATCAGGTCATTCAGTGCCACATCTGTCATCCTCACACGATCCACCTTGATATCTGATTTGATATCCTCAAGCTTTTTCCATGCACGTCCGAGTTGAGTTTGAATTTTCTCCTCGATCTGTTTTCTCTTGTCGCGGAGTTCTTTGATTTTCTCGCCGATTTCAACGTACTCGTTTGCGTCTGCGAGTGCGTCGCGGTACATATCGTTTAGGTCGCGAGCCTCCATCTTCTTTTATGCCACCTCATCGAATATGAGTTGCAGTTGTTTAGGTTTTGTTTTGATCTCTTTTTGCTTTTTCATCGTCGTTTTATTATTTTTTTACGTATTAAATCTTCCCTCATTTCTTTCAGTTTGGCGACGTTTTTTTTGCGTTGCTCTTCACTGATTGATTTTGGCAGTTCCAGTTTTATTCTTCCGGCTGCCTGTTCTTCGTTCCACCTTTTTTCAGCATCGTGATCAAAGTCTGTATCCACGATGTGAGCCTTGTTGAGCGTTCTCCCGTGCCATTGTCCGTCTGCCTCTTTTATCGGGTAGAGTTGCTTTTGGTCCGTAAGGATTTTTTTCGCTTCATCCTCTTGGAATGACCAGACTGACTTGTCACTCATCGTAAATTTAATGAATTTCATTTTCGTCGATGCTATATTTATTATTCTGTTTTTTTCCTCCGCCGCTGAATTTTTCAGCATTCCTCATCCATGTCGCAATTCTTCGCCTCGTATCCCACGTTGTTTCCATTTCCCATTTTATCTTTGTCCTGCTCTTATTGGGTTCTGTCCAGTAGGATACGAATTTCTTCAACTCCTCGACCTGATCCGATTTCAATTTTTGTTCACCCATGAGTTCCTTCAGTTGTTGAATAAACTTTTCAGTTTTTTGGGTGAGCGCAACTTCATTGGATTGAGTTAAAGATAATGGATTGAGTTCTCTGGACGTCTGGCGACCGGGGGGGTCAGTCGCGACGCGACTGGGGGTGGGTCGCGTGGCGACTGGGGGGTGGGTCGCGTGGCGACTGGGGTATGCCAAAATTACTGAGTATAAATTGGTCTTGTTTTTGTTTCCGTCCTTGCGTATTTCCTTTTCAAGGACGCCTATCTTTTCAAGCTCCAAGATGTACTTTTTGACTGATGTTATTCCCATTCCTGTGACCGCGGAGAGTGTCTTGTGTGATGGGAAGCAATCTCCGCTTTGATTTGCGTAGTAGCACATCCACATGTAGAGGCATTGTGCTTCCGGTGCGATCCCTTTGATGGAGTCTTGGTTTGGCACTGTAATAAAGCTACCTTTTTTATATTTCATTGTCTTTTTATGTTATCGCGAATTACACCAACATTCTATCACTTTGTGTAGTTTTTCCTATGGGAAAAACAGTGCATAAGCTGTGTTTAGAGTGGATAAGTCGTTTCATATGGCTCAGGAATGTAGATGTGGTATTCCTCAGAGGCCCAGTCCCTGATTTGACTCATCAGACTTTCCCACTCAATCGTGCTTAGATCCGACGTTGATTTGATTTTCGGAATCTTCGCGAATGTTCCCTCATTCATGAATAAGAATTTTATCGCTTCATGAACCTGATCGGGTGTCATTTTTAATGCTGGATTGTTTTCTTTTTCTGCGAGCTGGGCGTAATACTCAACTAGTTTTGGGATGACGACTCCCCAGTAGTATCCGTTCTGATTTGAATCTTCCCATATCTGTCCGCTGGTTCGTTGTTTCCGGCGCTTTGCGACAGTTATTTGGTACTCTCCTTCCCCTAGTGAGCCAACATAACTGTCGAAAGCTTTCCGGTCATTCATCCAAAATTTACCATCCACTATTTTCCCAGTAAAAATTGGTTTTATTTTCATATGCTTAGAATGGGACGTCCTCAATTCTTACCTCGTCTTGATCTTCGTCCAAGTTTATCGTGGGTATCTCTTCGTCCACTGCAGGTTGCGCTGGTCGTGCCGGCGCTGGTGCAGGTTGCTGCGCGTTGGCTGGCTTGCTTCCCATCTGCATATTCTCCGCGATTATTTCCGTGACGTAGCGCTTGCTTCCATCCTTCGCTTCGTAGTGGCGCGTTTCGATGCGTCCTTCGATGAAGATTTCCTGTCCTTTGACAAGATATTGTCCAGCGATTTCCGCGAGTCTTCCCCACATCACAATGTTGTGGAATGTCGCTTTTTCCTGCTTTTGATTATTCTTGTCTTTCCAAGTTTTGCTCGTCGCTACCGAGAATGTTGCGACTGTCTGTCCGCTTGGAGTGTTTCTAATTTCCGGCGCTTTTGTGAGTCGTCCGCCGATGAGTGCTTTATTGATGTTCATATTATTTGATTGTTATTAAGTCTTTATACTCGTAGATTTTGAATGTTGTGCCGTTTTCATTGTCAGCGATTCTTTCGATGTGAAAGTTTCCGACATTGGTGTTTGTCACTCCATTCTTCTTCAGCCAAGCCTTGTATCTACGATTTTTCTCGGCTTTTTCCTTTTCTTCCTGTTCCTTGGCCACTTTTTCTTGCTCCAAGCGCTCTTTTTCGGCTTGTTCTTCCCTTATTTTGTCTATTTCGGCCTGTTTCTTCTTTTCCATTTGCTCCAATTCGTCCTTTGCTTTCTTCTCAGCATCCTCCTTGGCGCGCGTGGCGGCCTCTTCCTTGGCTTTTTCCAGCTCTTCGACTCTCTGCTTCGCTTCTTCCGCTTCGCGCTTCTCTTGGTCCAATTTTTCGCGTTCAGCGTTGAGCTGTGCCTCTTTGGCTTCGAGGTATGCCAGTTTCTTGGCGTTGAAAAGTTCCGAGAACTCCTTTTCGTCCAGCGCGAGTATTTCGTCGTCGTTCATCGCATCTCCGATTTCCTCCAGCATTTTCTTTCGGCTGGGGAGTAGGACGAGTCTTTCGGCCTTTTTCTTTTCCTCGTCTATCCGTTCGCGTTCCGCCTTCAGCTCATCCTCTACCGGTGTGATGATCTTCAGGAGTTCTTTTTCCTGCCTCAGCACTTCGCGTTGCCATGCCAGTGCCTCTTCGCGCTCTTTCTTTCCGAATTTGGTGATGTCGACGCGCAGGTTTTTTAATTCCTGCTGCGCGTCGTACACCGCCTTGTATCCCTCTTTGTCGTCAACGTTTTTGATAGTGAGTCCCCTGTATTTTTCCGCGATGGCTGTGGCCTCCGCGATACTTGGATTAAATACTGCTGCTTTGTTCATATTTTTGTGTGAGTTCGTTGATTAATTTTTTCCCCTTTTCTATGCCGAGGATTAGCTTTTCCTGCTTGGCCAGTTCCGGTTCTATTCGGAAGACCAGCATGTTTTTGTCGAAGTTGGTGTTGTAGAATATCAAGTCCCACCACTTTCGGCCCGATATCAGGAGGCACATTTGCACCTGCCAGAGGTACTTCGCTTCGATCTCATCCTTGCCGTTGACCAGTAGCTTAAAGAAGTTCACGTCGTTCGGGCATTTGATTTCTATGCCTCCTTCTTCGCCGACTATTCCGTCAGGACTGCACCCTGAGTATTCGTCGTTTTCAATGAACCCTACCAGCTCAACTTTTTCCCTCTCGATCTCGTATGTCATCCGCGCTTGGTCCTCCAGCTCTACACCGCGCTCCATGTCGCCGTTGGTGTAGTGTTCTTTGTTGTTTGAATACTTTTCTGTCAGGAGAGTGTAGATATATGTTTCGAGACCTTTGCCGTTAGCTCCGATGGCTTGCGCGTTGCTTGCGGTCATCTTTCCCTTTCTGATCTCAAACCATTCCTCACTCCGCTGATCCATTTTGTGAATTTTCATTTTCGATGTTGGATTTAATTTGATTAGCGTGGATGATGACCTCTTTGTTGGCGCGCACCTCCTTCGAGAAGGTGTTCCATGTTTTCAGCAGGGCCTCTTTGGTCATGCATTTATCGAGCGCTCCGATCGCCTTGTCTATCTGCGATTGGTCTGCTTCAATTTCCTTCAGATTTTCTTCTTTGTCGTCCTCGGCTGTCATGATTCCGAGTGCGTTCATGAAGGCGTATCTTTTGGAGAATGTTGAGGCTGCTGCCGTGACTTGCGAGTTGCTCATGATGTCCGTTTTATTTCCGAGTGGGACTTCCATTTCGCTTTGCTCGCTGTGTCCGGCCGTATGCTTGATAATGCAGATTGATTTTACCTTGCCTTCTCCCATCTCAGTCTTGATGGTGTAGCTCAGTCCGTTTTTTGCGAGGATTCCTTTGACCTGCGATACTATGGAGTCGATTGGCGCGTATGCGTATAGCAGTTTGCCGTTCTTATCCTTGACCTCTTTGGTCTTTTTGATTTCAGGCATGTCAGCTTGGAATTGGGCCATCGCTTTGTCGAATTGCTCTTTGGCGTATTCTGCCTTGAGTTCTTTGCGCATAGCCAAGACGCGTTCCATCGTGTCGACTGGAACGCCTGATTGTATCGCCTGTGTTATCATTTTTTCTACCGATGCCTGTTGCATCTGATATGGATCTTGCTGCACTATCTCGGTGGTTTTTTTGGGAGTGACCACCAGTTCTTTTTTCCCTTCCTTTTTTGTCATTGTCGTGGAGATAATTTATTAAGTGCGATTATTGTTTGCGATCGCGGCGCTCTATTTGTTCCTGTTCTTCTTTGCCATTTCGCAGATGCATTTTTTGCATGATCCGCGCAGTTTTCCATTGTCGCTTCTTACTGCAAATTGCGATTCTGCTTTTCGCTTTCCGCAGGTGATGCATTTTTTGGTTTTCATTGCCTTTTTTTGTTTAATTGTTGATTAATGTTGCTGAGTCGACCTGCCCAGTAACTGTGTCGCGTTGAGTTCGGTGCGACTCGTTTCCAGTATTTTTCTTTTATCCGAATTTTCTTGATGTCATTGGCGCATATTGCGCATACTTTTTTGCCACCTTGTCGTGGTCGTATTTCCATTGCTCGTCCGCAGACTATGCATTCTTTTTTCTCGGTGATTTTAGCCATATTTCGTGTTTGGTTATGATAGTTATTACCTTCAATGGTATTCTATCGCAACCGCTTTTTTTTGTCAATGTTCCGAGCTTTTTGGCCAGTGCATAACTGTAGTTGTTGCATGCTCTCAAGTGCCTTGCGAAGCTTGGTTTTATCACACTGTCTACCGATTTGAATGTTTTCATATAAGTGTTTGTTGTTGATTAGTTTTTTGTAGGTCTTTGACTATGTATCCCTCTTGTATTTCGAAGTCTATTCCCTGCCAGTATGCATCGTCCGAGGAGAAGTCGCGTATATTGACTGTGGCTTCTTCCGGTCTGAAGTATCCGACTTGGTGTCCTTCAGTTTTTGACATGATTGCGAAGCGTGGGATGTTTTCGCCGCGCAGTAATTTTGCGCCTTTAGTTGTCAGACAGTAGTTCCCAGGGTTTCCTTTTACTTTTGCGATGAGTCCGTGGCATCTTGGCCTTGTCAGGTTTCCGACTTGGTTAGATGTTAGGCATCCGAGCGCTATGTCGCATTTCTCGTTTTCCATCTCTTTGCGCGGATGGATCACATTGATGCCTTTTTGTCTTATGGCACTTGCGATTGCTTTTACGATGTCCACTGTGCCTCGGTCCACTGGTATCAGATATGTGGTGGTTTGGCTGCAGCAAGGGCATGTTTCAGGAGAGTATTCAGTTTTCATTTTCGTCAAAAAGTTTAGGTTGATTAGGATTTTGTATTGATCGTCGGCATGTTCGGCATACCGCGTCTTTTGCTCTTTGTTTTTTGTGCGCCTGTCGTCGATCCTTTCCGCATTTTTCGCATGTGAAGTACCAAACTCGGCGCTCCTTGATTCTGCTCATCAGTCTTTTGGGATGAGTTCCAATTTTCGGTGCTTTTGTCCGGAGCGAAATTTGAGCCATCCTTTTGCGATTATGTTTTTGACGTGAGCCTCGACCATTTGTGCGCTCATGCCTGTGCGTTCTGCGACCTCTTGGTATGTGGGAGAGTATTTATAGTCTTGGATATATCCAGCTATTGCTGCGTACACATCCTTTTGGCGTTCTGTGAGTTGTTGCTTTTCCATTGGTTTTTTTGATGATTATTTTTATTATGCGTATATTCCGATATAAAAATCCTTCGTCACTTCGTCATAGCAGGCATTGCATTCATCTACTTTGACTGTTTCTTTTGAGTGACTCTTGTATACTGTAACTTCGCAGTTTCCGTATCTGTCTACAACCTCCTTTTCAAATTCCATTAGATTCGACAGGCTCATTTTCAGCCTTGTTTTTCTTCTTCCTGCCGCCTCTTGCACCGTAATATCTTGCCGAATAACAGGTGAGAATTTTCATAAT